CTCTCCGCCCATTGTGTGCATCTGTTTCGCGTGATAATCTACGAATTCCTCTGTTTTCTCATATTCTCTATAAAATACAAATCTCCTTTAGGGCTTATAGCGCACCACAGAATCGCTGTCGGATTGCGTTCGCCGTGATCTATACCTCTTACCTTCATCCACTCCTCAGGAATAGCGAACGGCTTAATGCAATGTATCTCTCTACGGAAGTCGGGAAATATCTGTCCTTCAAAAACATCAAAACTTGCCTCAACATATCTTTTGTATAAATCCCCTGTATAAGAATTTAACACATCAAGATAATCCTCAGGTAAATATGTGTTTTCATTTGAAGGTGCTTTTACTACGAAATATTTATCCAGCGCTTTCTGACTTGCAACTCCTCTGCCTTTTATGAATTGTTTATATGTCCAATTCCTTCCCTCTGAATTGCTTGTAATAAATCCTACTCTTTTGGGTTGTAGCTTGTGTCTTAGTCTTCCTTTTAAAACATTGAAAGTATTTTCATCTACTTCATTAACTTCGTCAATCCAAAACCAGCCTATCTCCAAACTCTTCAATTTCTCTATATCATCTAGTCCCCAATAATATACTTCGTGTCCGTTTTTGTATGTTATTAAATGCTCGCTCTTGTTATGCTTGGCTATACTTCTCATATCCGTTACTTCCCAAAATGTTTTCATTGTAGTCGCTTTCAAATCCACTGCTGTTTGTCTTGCTATCAATCCTCTACCCATTGGACACTGCGCGACTAATCTATTTGCTATCTGACTACCTATGTATGTTTTGCCACTTCCGAATCCTCCGCAATACCATATAAATTTAGCATAGTCTGCTTCTAGTGTTAGATAAGAAAATATCTCTTGCTTAGGCAAAGGTTCAAATTGTAATGTTTCCACTGCTCTTTTAGCTGAAGTAATCATTCTATTAACCTCCCACTTTCTTTTATCTTACTTTCTATCTTTGCCGGATCTTTGCTAATCGGTGAATATACTAAATAATTATTTTGGAAAAAGCTATCCCCTCTCTCTCCCTCTTTGATCATTCCTTTAATTCTAGCCAGCGTTGTTAATGCTTGCACGGCCGCGCCTAGTGTTTTGTTTCCATTATTATTCGCTATCATCCATAATCTTTGGTTTATCTTTGCTTGTGTTATTCCTGTTTCTTCCAGTCGCGCGTTTATTTCTTTCTGGACACATTTATATCTTAATAATCTTGATCCATTGTTTATAGTTGATTTAGTTGGCTTTAAGTCTTTTTTATCTTTTGCAATGTGATAAGCCCACCCCACTTTCATTCCATTGGCTAGGTATTCATCAATAAATCTTTGGTATAAAGCGGTTAGTGGTTTATCTTTGTAGTTATGGGTGTCGGTTTCTTGTGCTTTTGTTAATTTTCTATCCTTTATTGATTTAGTCATATACGAAAAATCAGCATTCCTCCCAAAATTGCTGATTGTTATTATTTAATATTATTCTTATTTCCGGTTCTCTTTTATCACATCCGCTATGGCTGAATTGACATCATACGCTTTATAAATTGCGCTCATTACTCCGTCTATATGAACTAGCGCGCTTATTCTTTTATTCTTTATCTTAAAACTTATTCTCATTAGTCCTCGCTTATGTTTTATTTTATCCTCATTTAAACTTATTGATACTTTAGGTTCGGTGTCAAAGCCAGCGCTTTCTCCTCGTTCGTGATATTTCATTAAATCTGCCCGGATTGGGACAGAATCTTTCTCCTCAGTTATATTTGGGTTGCCGAACTTAGCCTTTCCTTTTGGTAGAATTATATCCATTTTTTTTCATATGATTAAAAACTTCTGTTTCATCTATTTCTTTTTTCTGCCTATCTTTCAATTCTTTAAACCTCCTAGCTACTTGCCGTTCTTCCCAAGTTGATACTCTGCCTTTTTTCATAATAAAAAAATCACTACTCTACTTTCGTTGATAGTGATAATGTTAATACTGTTCCCAATTCAAAATCCTTATCTTGTTTTGCTGGCACAGCTAGGCTATGAACAATATTATTTTTAAGCTCATCTTGCAAAGCTAAAATAATACTGTCCCCTTGTAATGTCTTAGAAATGATTTTTACTTTTGTATGCATATTTTTATTATAAATTATTTATTAAATTAACACAAGTTAAAGTTATCCACAGGTCATTCTATATTTTTTTAAAAGCTAATTCTTTTCTTCCAAAACTAATAGCATCTGAATAATCCCACATAAATAGATCGAAATGATTTGTGTAGCGATACCTCTCTGCCATTCTATCCTCGCAAGTATAAATTCCCAGTCCTTCAATTTCAATCTTATCTCCAAAATCATACATGGCTGGACAAGCGATTGCTCCTTCATATACTTTTTTACCTGAAGCCATCACTGTCGGATTTCCATCAGTCTGATCTTGTAGTGCATTATAAGCCGAAAATTCTCCTAGTTCCTTGACAGGAGTGGCTGGCTCAAAGCCCTCGCCACACTTCCCGTCTAGGCTTGCGTGTGTTTCAGCTTCAGGTTTTAAAACCTTAACTTTTGCACCGACATCTTTTATCGAAATCTCCTTGTGTGTATAACTAAGTCCCTCCTGCAACCATTCGTAATAATCTTTTCCCTCGTAATAACACATCGCTCCCGAAATACCGATTGCTAGCATAATTGTTGTGAGGAAAGGTTTTGAATTTTTAATCTTTTCCCAGCGTGTTTCTTTTACTTTTTTGTTTTTGTTTTTCATTTTTGTTTAGGCTCACCCAAACCATTTAATAATTAACTCCTGATAGCCTTAGACAGATTACTGATTGTCCAAAGCTACCCAGCAATCAACTAATGTCTAATATCTTTTCTTGCTCCTCTTCAGTAGCACCCTCCAACTCATCGGCTAATCGGCGCTGTTCATACTTTGTCATTTTCTTAGCACGAGTAAGGATTGCATTACTTATTTGTCTTTTCATATTATTATTATTATTAGTTAAGTGCAACTTGCGAGCTATTAATCTTGGTGTAATGGTCGCAGATTAGACTAATAATCGACCGCTCACAAGTTCTACTTAACTAACACTATCTATTATACAGGAAATTTAGCATTTGTCAAGTTTTTTATTTGTGAATTAAAATACTCGGAAATGGTGGCAACCTAACTTCACCTTTAGTTCTCTCAGTTAATATCCTATTGAGATTATCATAAATTAAATTTATATCTTTTGACTTATCTAATTTAGTCGTTGATTTTTTCCCAGTTAAAACTTTTTGTAACGGCTTCCATAAAAATTCTTTTACGGAATATCCAGTCCAGCTTAATTCTATTTCCGGCCGGATCACACTTCGCATATCTAAACCCTTTTTATTTAATTCATCAGCTAGCTGGCTAAAAAATAAATGCAAAGAATTATTTTGTGATGGCGTTCTTTTGTTATCAACTAAGTCCACACTCCAAACAATCAATCCCATTTTTTCAATAGCTCCGCGCGCTAATTGTTTGTTTGATGATTCTACAATAGTTGAAACTATATAAGTTTTCTTTTTATCGCAATCGTATTTTTTTTTCTTTCTCATCTTTTTTAAGATTATTATTATTTTTATCTAAGTTGTTTTGTTTCTCATCAACCTTTTTTCGCGCTTCATTACTAAATTCTACCACTGCACCAATTAAATCCTTAAACCCATCTCCTTGCAAAGAGCAAACAATACTATTATCCACACTGATTTCTACTACCTCTCCAACAGGAGAATTATTATTTTCAATTTTTATGCAACCTACTTTGACTTTTATTTTTTCCATATTTTTTTACTTAATAATTATCTTTATTAAAAGCAAATTCACCATGATATTTCTTAACAGCATCCTTTCTTGCTATGTTTGCTTCTTCTGTATTATTAAAACAACCCAAATATATCCTTTTCTTATTAATACCAATATAAGCCACCCATTTTTTGTTGTTTTTATGCCAACATACTCCTAGAACATTGGTTGTATTATTTTTTTTGAACGTTCTGCGATTTATTAAATTTTGTGATTGTGTGCAAATTCTAAGATTTGACTTTCGATTATCTAAGGTATTGTGGTCGATGTGGTCTACAACAAGTTTTTCTGGTGGACACATAATCACACGGTGCATACTTACAGTAACTCGTTTATTATTCCCAATAGGAATTTTTCGCATAGCATAGAAACTTTTCATTACCTTGTTCCAACATGCATACCATTTGTATTTATCTAGTTCTGCAAAATCGTCATCATCAACTAAAGCATGTTGATTTTGTGTAAGTTTAATTTTATTCATAATATTATAAAATGAAAATAACTAATTATTAAAACACTTAAATTCTATTTATTTTAAGTGGTTTTTCGTGATGTAATGTTCGTGTTCCATAAGGTGTGGAGTCATCATATTTATTCACCGCTAGCATTTTTTTAATTAGTTTTTTGTCCCAGTAATAAAAACCTGATTCTCTTTTTAAACTTATAATTATTCTTTCGGCTAGTGATTGTTTATCTTTTGACCATCCCTTTGGTTCTGCATCATTTATCGGAAAGAATAGCCATACTGGAATATCTTTTACTTTCATAATTATTATTTTAAAATATTTATTATTTTTGTAAATTTAATAGCTCTCCATAATCCTATTTCACTTCCATATTTATAGTCTTCTCTCCAGTGTTTAAAACACCATCTCCAACCAAGTAGTTCAAAGTGAGCTGTTTTGTCGCAGTTGGAGTTCCAGCATTTTCTTTCTTTTTCTTTTATTTCTTCTTTTGGTTCTTGTTTTGTTTTCATAATTATTCTTTTATTATTTATATAATATCTCACAATTTTCTTTATCTAGATTTTTATAACAATTTAGTTCTTCTTTGTAATTATTTAAAATGTCATTAGAAATTGAAAGCATTATAATAAATATAATTATTATTATCCCCATAACTGCGATAATAATTTCTGTAAGTTCATTTTTATTTTCCATAATTATTCTTTTATTAAATTATTTTCTATCAAATAAATTAGCATTTTAGCTCTAGCGTCTGCTTCTTTTTTTTCATAAATTTCTTGGCATATACCACCACAACCAAAAATTCCCCACATTAAATTCATTTTTTCACTATGATATGACTTAGGCAACATCTCTCCTAACTCTGCTACTGTAAAAGCAGAAAAGCAAACTTCACTTCCAATGCACGCTTTTTCTTGCGTTGCGATTCTTCCTTTGATTCTTCCTTTCTTAAAAAAATCCATTTCCCAATAAAACAAACTCTCTTGTTTCACTCCTAATTTTTTAAGTTTTTTTGCTAGTCTTATACTAACAACTTGTTTTTTTAATTCCATAATTATTCTTTTATTATCATCTCCGCAAACTTTACCATTAAGCAAGCGAAGAATATTACATAAATCCAAGCCAGCCACTGCATCTCACTCATAAAGCATACTGAGGATGTGAGATAGAACATAAATAGTAAGCCTATCCAAATTGTTATCCACATTGTTTTCATAAGTCTTCTTTTTAAAATATTCTTTTTGAGATTAACAATTATTTCTTCTTTCATTCCAGTAGTGTATGCTTCAAATTCTTTTATTACTTTTTTATTCATATGTGCATTGCTTCAATTATTAAGTCTTTTGCTTCATTTAATAATTTAATTGATTGCTCTCTGCGTTCATTAGCTTCTTCAAGTTCTTGCTCCAGCTCTTCTATTCTATTTTCTAATTCTTCTATTTCATTTTCCATATTTTTTAATTACTTTTAATACTTCTTTTTTCATATTATTGAATAAATTTAATTGTAATTTCAGCAAGTAATTCACCAATCGCAAGTCCTATTAAAACTGCTAACCAGTCCCCCCAACTATCTATAATTATTTTTGGTGCTTTCATAATTTTATTTTTAAGTATATGATTCTTGTCTTTCCCATTCAACAGCTGCATCATCTTCATTGTATATATCTGGAAAATTTCTAATCGTTTCTATATCTCCTAAATATGCTATTTCTGCTCTGTCTTTAAAACTAAGTCCAAGTTTACTAATTTCTTTTGAATTTATTTTTTTCCACCTTTTTAAAATGATATTTACATTTCTTTCGTATGTTCTTTCAAATGTTCCTTTGATTGAATTTAAAAATTTCTCTTTAGCCGACTTGTCTGCTTCAGCTATCATATTTCTGATTATATTTTTAGCTCGTAAAATAAATTCTTCATCTCCTCTAATTTCTGGTTGTCCATCTTTATTTATAATTATATCGTTTTTCATAATTTTTAATCTTATTTTTATTATGCTTCTCAAAAGCTCGTTCCTGAAGTTCTTGGCTCATCCAACTAGGAGAAGCATCCATTCCATCAGGATCTCCATACCCCCAAGAAGTGGCAAATTCTAATAAATCTTTTGTTGATGAGTTTCTATTTAATTCTTTTTTTTTCATAGTTTTTTATCTTATTTATTTCTTTATCTAATTTATGTTCGTGGGCTAAGATATGGCATTTTCTGCAAAGGGCAATTAAGTTTTCCGCATCGTCTGTTCCGCCTAAACTCTTTAATAAAATATGGTGTATATCTACTGCCTCCGATCCGCATATCTCGCAAGGTATAAATTCCCCCTCTACAAATCCTTTAGCTTCTATGTAATTTTTGATGTATTTTTGCATTTTAATTCACATCTAGGATTATCTTTATCAACTCCGCCCCAAATATACTTTACACTTTTAACTGTTTTAATATCGTCATCTTCCCATAGCCCGATCTCGGTTAGAGCATCGCAGGTAAATTTATCTATTATACTACAAGGATTACTTACATCTATTTTCCCTTTTGTTTTCGCAAAATACTTATATTCCAATTCGGCTGTTTCCATTTTCTCAAAATCTTTGACAATCTCTTTAACAATTCGCGCGTATTCTGTTTTTGCTTTATTTAATTTTATAAAATGGCAATTCCTGTAATTATTAAGATTTAAAATAAACTTTCCTTTTTGTGTATTGCTTTTGGTTGTATGCACATATAAAGGTAATGATATTTTTAATTCCTTACACATTTTTTTTCTTGTAAAAATTAGGCGTATATCTTCCACCTAAAGCCACCTTTTTTATAGTCCGACTCATCTCCAATAATTTATATTCCTTGCTTCCGTCGTGAAACTCTTGAATAAGTGATCGGAATAATCTAACATCTCCGCTAAAAACAAATTGCGTTGAAGTATCTAGCGTGTTGGTAGCATATTCAAACCCTTTATAGGCTAAGTATGTTGCTTCTTGAATATCATTAGTTTTGTATTCGTCTATTTCCATTTTTTTGTAAACTTAAATTTTATTAGAGCGACCAATATCCTCACTTGTCCAAAAATAGTGTTGCTTGTTAAAACCTTGCGGATGAAAATATCTTTTTCTATATTCTGACTTCGCAAAATAGTGATAACTCTTTTAACACTTTCTGGTAATTCATTTGATTTTATTTCTTTTTTACTCATTCGTTTATTCTTAGTTCCTCCTCAAAATTCTCCCATTGTCTTAAGGTGGTAATTCCTTTCGCTTCACAAATTTCTAATGATCCTTTTAACATTTCCAATAATTCCTTTTTATTATAAACCATATTATTAAATTAAATTGATTAAAAATTTAAGACTTATTGATAATAACCACATAAACTTAGGGAACAACCAAATGAATAGAATGCCGGCGATGATGATAAATGTTGTTTTCATTTTTTTAAATTTTCTATCTGTTTATAAATTTGAGCTAACAAAATAGATAATTTTTCTAAATTTGCAAATTCACCTACTTTTTCAGTTTTATCATTCTGTGTTAAATAAACATCTTCTTTCAGTAATTTTTTTATTTCTTCTTCATTCATATTGTTACCCAATCTTCCCCCTCCAAATCTCCTAAACTAATT